ACCAATGCACAGGGACGGGACGTAATCATTCGCGGAAACGTTGCGCCGTATGAAGCGCCGTATGAAGATGCAACTCCCCTTTACGCCCACCCACAACCCAAGCGCGAATGGGTTGGGCTGACTGATGAGGAAGCGGCTGAATGCTGGAACTCTAGCGCGGTCACGACATGGAAAAACATTGAAGCCAAGCTGCGGGAGAAGAACGGCGGTGAATATCGTAACGGGGCTACGACTGAAAGAACTAAGCTAAGTCAGGAGAACACATGAGTGGCGATCACAATATGAAGGATTCATTTGAGTGTCCAAGGTGCGGACATTGTTGCGCTGTTGATGAATGGGAGGTTCAAGACAACGTAAACCATCCTAAGCACTACACATCTCATCCTTCTGGAGTAGAGTGCATAGAGATCACGGAGCACATGAACTTCAACCTTGGTAATGCTACTAAATACGTTTGGAGAAGTAGCCTAAAAGGTAAAGAGGTTGAAGATCTCAAGAAGGCTATTTGGTACTTGGAAAGAGAAATCGCGAGGATAGGATGACTAACGAGCAAAAGAAGATTCTTACTTACCTGAAAAAGCGTAAAACACCTGCTGACTTAAAGTCAGTGAGGCTACAGACAAAGATCGACAAACAAACGACGGTTAACTGTCTAAACGCTCTGCTTAAAAAAGGCTGCATAAAAACATCGTTTAGGATAGACCCGTTTACCAAGGAACGTGTTTGGGAGTGGGTCAAGGACGAGTACGAGGCCAAGAAGGTGTCCAGGCCGAAGAAAAAGTTCAAGCCTATCTTAGCCAAACCTAAGCAAGAAGAGGAAGGCGTAAACATCAGTTTTTTTAATAATCCGTTCAATCTGAGGGTCGCATGAACTTACACGAAGCAGCAGCCATGAGTGCCGCACAAGACATCATTGAGCAAGCACAGTCAACAAGTGCGCTAGAGCAACGAGCACTAGCAATTGTCAATCTGTCTGTAGAGCTACACAGGAAAGCAATAGACCTAAGACTGCAAGCAGAAGAGATTCTCAAAGAAATAAGGTATGGGTTAAAATGAAAGTTGGCTCCTTCCCCTCCTTTGCCCGACGCGATGTTGGGCGTTTTTTTGTATGAACGCAGCGGTCTACACGGCGATTTTTGGCAACTATGACCCGTTGCATTACGCGGTCAGACAAAACGTTCCTACGGCCTTCTACGCGATCCTAGACGGTGTTAAGAAGCCTCAAGGATGGCAGCAAGTCATCACAAGCAGACGTTTCTCAGATCCTCGTATGGATGCCAAGTGGTTTAAGGTATTCCCAGACAAGCTGGAGTTTTCTGAGGACTACGTGATCTGGATAGACGGGTCGATAAGGATCACAAGCCCTGAGTTCGTGGCTTACATGATCGACCAAGCCGGAGATACGATGGCAGCATTCCAACACCCTTGGCGAACTTGTATCTACCAAGAGGCCGGAGAATGTTGGGATATGGTCAAGTATCAAGACCAACCTATCTTGGCTCAGGTCGAGCATTATCGGGATCAAGGGTGGCCGCAGGATGCCGGTCTTATTGCTGGCGGGGTTCTATGTTGGAAGCGTAGTTACATCAATCCCCAGGCTAATCAAGATTGGTGGATCGAGATGATGAAGTGGACGCTACAGGATCAACTGTCGTTTCCGATCATCGCAGACAGAAACGGGTTAGAGGTTAATGTTTGCACAGAAAACCTCATGAATAACAAATACTTTCAGGTGGTAGCCCACCATAGGATGGAGGAGTATGAAAAAAGTTCCGATACTCATTTGTACGGTAGGGAGTCCAAGTCTTGAGATCGCGTTGTCGTCAATCAAACTTTACGCCAAAGATGCGCCTGTATATCTGTCGAGTCGGGCCGAGACAATGGACGAACGAGTTTACAAATGGTTACTCAACTCGGCGGGTAATTTCGGTGATGCCTACAACAAAATCATGGACGACGCATTCCAACATCACGATGCAGTCATCATTGCCAACGACGACATCTGTTTAACGCCAGATTCCTACAGACTTTTGCTTGAGGATGCAGAC